TGTTCGATTGCTGAGGTTGTCTCATCAATCATCTTGGTGGTCTTAGTGATCTTATCCTGCTTGATCTCAATGTCAATATTCTGTTCACAAGTAGGACAGTGATCGTTGTTGGTAAAGAATGTCAGTCGCTTGTTGGCTTTGTGTTCTTTATCATGTAACTTCTGCAACAATTCAGATGCTTTGGTTGACTTCTCTTGCGTTTTATCAGAGTCACCAATCAAACCCAACAAACCTTCGATCTCTTTCTGAATCTCGCCTGCTTCAAACGATTCTTCAGCGATGTATGCTTGCAAACCATTGCGCTCATTGACCAACTCAATGATCTGTGCGTCGATGTCCTGTTGAAGTTGAGCAAGATACTTGTTCTGCACTTCAATCTTGTTTTCAATCAGATCAATTTGATAAGACACTTCGGTCTGTTCATTCTTGTTCTTAGCAAGTCGATCTTTGAGTAGTGTATTCATCTGGCTGAAGATCTGAATGTCAAGAAGATCTTCAATCACCTCACGCCGATCTTTAACAGGCAGCTGCATAAACGGAGTGAAGGTTGCTGATCCAAGGATGACAACCTGCGTGAAGGACTTGTAGTTGAGTTTGAGAATCTGCTCTTCGAGGATTGCTTGATAATCTTTGACATTTCCTGGCTGCGGCAGCAGTTGGTCATCTTTCCAGATCTCAAACACGCTTGGCTTATAACCACGAACGATCTTGTACTCAATGCTGCCAACACGAAACTCGACTTCAGCACGAGTATCTTTATTGTTGACAGAGTTGATCAGCTGCAACATACGAATGTTGCGGAATGGCTTATTGAACAACACCCAGCAGAGTGCGTCAAGCATGGTGGACTTACCAGCACCATTCTCACCCACAACAACGGTGCTTGGAGATCGGTCTAGTTGAATTTCGGTGAAGACATTACCAGTAGAGAGGAAGTTCTTCCATCTCAGTTTTTCAAAATGTAGCATGAATTATAATCCAAGTGACATCGCTTCATTATATAGCGAACGCATTAGACTGTCAAGTTTTTGCTTTGGCACATTCTCAGGCATTTGATTAATATATTTCGACATGATTGTTAGCGTATCCTCTGCTTCATCAACCAGTTCTTCAGCAGACTCAAGATTGAGATTTAGATTGTCGTCGACCACCTGAATGTTGATTGGATTGACTTTCATCAACTTATCCATAAACAGATCAAACCAGTATGGATTATCACAGTTGAGTTTGACAACCTTTACATAGGTGTCTCTGTATTGGTCGAAGTCGAATTCAAGGAGATCATCCACACTCTTACCTTCGTCGGAATAGAAGATTTTGTGGAACATAGAGTACGGATTGCGAATGTGCTCCAGATCCCTGGTTTCGGTATCATATACATGGAACCCCTTTGGATCTTGGTAGTCAATCCATGTGATTTCATAAGGACACCCCAGATATTGAATGTTGCTGATCTTATTGCGATGGTGGAAGTGACCAGAGCAAACCAACTCGAACTTGTCAAAATACTTGGCGGACATGCCGTGGACATTCTTATTACCACGATCCATGAATGCGCCAGTAATGTCTAGGTGACCAAGACAAACAGGAGCAACAGTGTCGTTGATTGCCTCAATCGCATCGTTCCAGTTCTGTGCATTGATCCAAGGCATCAACAGAATAGGATATCCATCGAACATCACAGTCTCTGGCTTCCAGTAATAACTTACATGACTGTCACCAAACAACTCTTTCATTGAGTTGATTTCGTTGGTGTTCTTGAAATAAGTATCGTGATTTCCTATGATAATGTGAAGATCAATACCACGCTTCTCGCATTGATCAAAGAAATGTTCTTTCATGCGTCGAAGCGTGACATAAGATATAAACTTGCGGCGATCTACCACATCCCCAAGATGAACGATTGTTTTGACGTCATGTTGTTCTAGATATGGGAAAAATATATTCTCATAAAATTTTTGAAAATAATCCATGAATGCAGAATTGTCATTTCTGCAACCAAAATGGGAATCTGTGATGAGCGCAATCTTCATGATATATTTGTTCCTGATAAGAACGATTTGATAGCTAAATGATCAATCATACCTATATTTGCCATTCGAGTCAATAGGTCTTCATACTCTTTTCGTGTCGATGGTTTTGTTTCTGCTGATTGATTGCAGAAATATTCAATCAGCTTATGAATTTCGTCACTCTGCATATGACCAACCATCTATGTTTGATTTACATTTTCTTCGTATTGAGGCTGGGTGACACCCAACTTCGTTTGCAGCAACTGCTGCGTTGTCATAAGTTGTTCCGTTGTGACGAACGCATCTTTGTTTTCTGGGTTTGCGGTTATCATACGCACCGCTCGCCCACATCTCCGAAACTTTATTGGACAAGTGTTGTTTTCTTTCTTCGGTCATTTCAAACTTATCGGGATGCTCCATCATCGTCTTGCGAATTCTATCAGCACTGTGTTTCTTATTGTATTCAACCAACTTTTCTTTTCTTGCAAGGACCTCGTCAGTATCCTGCTGCCAGTAATTTGATGTAATTGCTCTAATTTTATTCTTCGTTTCTTCGGTCCTCGGAGCAGAAACCCAACCACAGGTGGCAATTGCTTTATTGAAGTATTCGTCTGAGTCTTTTACATTGAGGCGCAATTGTAATTCGTTCTCATGTTCTACAAGATCTTGTGGTTGAACATCGTCATAATCAGCGACAATCTCAAATTTGAAATTCTGAGGGTTATTTCTAACTTGCTGCTTCCACCAATCCGCAATACTCAATCCCCCAGTGTACCAATCACTCTGCTTTGAAGCAGGAGAACCCATATATTTTCCATCATAATTGTACTTCGATCCAACATAATAGAATGGAGGAGTATTGTTCTCGACATGAGGAAGATAAGTAATTTTATATAAAATATGCATCGTGTTTCCTTTTTATATTACCACGATGTTATTTATAAAAACTCATTCTTCGTGAACAATCTTCTTCTTTTTCTTGCGACGCTTACACTCTTCGAAGTTTTCGATAAAGGTTGCCATATACTCTTCGGTCCACTCATTGTATTTGATATCATCGTTGAAATCAACACCTTGATCGTGGTCTTGAACATCAGCGGTTTCATCAAATACATTGGCGTGTTCGGATGCTTTGTACTTGGTGTACAGATACTTCTTTTCTTTTTGGATTCTACGCAGGAATGCATAGTACACAATCTGTGTGAAGTATGCGAAAGGATTGTTTGACTTCTCAGGATTGAAGTTGTCGATATACTGGAGGCAGTTCTCGATGCCGTCACAGATCATCTCTTCACGGAAGGTATAGTTGACGAAGTTTGGTTTGTAAGACAAATGAGTTGCGATCTTCATAATGCAGTCAGCAACATACATGGGAACTCTTGGTCTTGGTTCGTGTAGTTCTTCTGCTTTGGCAACTTGCTCCTTGAAGTCAACCATCGCAGCAAGGAATTCCTTGTTGTTCACATAATGTGGATTCTTTTTCTTATTGAGTTCGGACATTAGTGATATTTTCCTTCTGTGTTTGCAACTGCCATTTCAAGCATACTTTTGACTTGCTCATAATATTCTTCTTGCTTCTTTCTGTAAAGTTCTGGACGAATGAGATAGTCTAAAACTTCATAGTACATCTCACGCATGTCTTCATTGATTGCCATAGTTGCTACAATATGCTGAGTGTCAAGAGATACTGTATTCTCATCTTCAACCAAAGGCAACCACTGAACACCAATCATTACTGCCTTTCCACCTGAACTTTGTTCAACACGAATCTCAATCGGATTCAACACATCAACATTGTATCCTCGAGTGCCAATCACATCAGCCATAATTGTCTCACCATTGACCAGTTTAAGTAATTCGATTGCCATAATTTAACCTGATGTTGTATAGTTTATACTCAAACTCTTCTTCGTTGTACATCTTTATTCGCACAGCGAAATGTTTGAGGGTGTGGTTACAGCTTGATTTATGGCAGAGGTCATCGGCAATATCGTACAAGGTTGCTCGCTCTTTAGCATCTCCTTTACGGAGTCCTCGACCAATAGACTGTAGGTTGCGTATCCTAGACTTAGAAGGAGAACCAAATATAACATTGTGAAGATTGCGTATATTGACCCCAGTGCTGAATGTCCCGTATGAGGCGATGATAATTGCACTCCGCTCTCCTTCAGTAATTCTTCTAACTTCTTCTCGTTGATCAGCATCTACACCACCATGTACGAAGAATACATGGCGTCCATCCCCTGCTTCTTCTTTAATTAGATCGTAGAGAATTTTTCCATGTTTCTCTACCATTTGGAATAATAATAGTGTATTACCATCCCTTGATAAAGTCAAGTTCTTAATAAATGCATTGCGCTTCTCATTAGAAACGAGGAAGTCCATCTCATCCTGATACTTTGCATTGTGCATCTGTTTGCAAATGTCAGGTGGATACTTCAGAACAAGACACTTAATGCGGAAGTCTGCCAGTGTTCCTTCATCAATCAATTCTTTGGTCTGCACAACACGCATCACTGGACCAAACAATCCTTCCAATACCAACTTGTTTGTCTGCGTTCCGTCAAGTGTACCTGTAAATCCAAAACGATACTTACACTGTGGAAGTTTCTCCATGATACTGGTGAGTGAGTTTGCTTTAAACAAATGCGCTTCGTCACCAATGACAAGATCGAACTGTTCAAAATACTTTCTTGGCATCTTGTAGATAGATTGCCATGTTGAGATATAAACTTTCTTGTCTGGGTCATCTTTTGCTTGACCACTCATGATCAGATGAGTATAATCAATTTGTGGCTTTGAAGCATAGGAAGCAAAGTCTGAATTCATCTGAGCCACGAGTGATGTGGTGGGCACGATCAGCAGTGCTTTCTTTATCTTCTTTGCTGCAAAATAATACTTGATCAAAGAATAAATGATAAAGGATTTCCCACTCGCCGTGGGCGAGAGAATGAGAGCTCTGTTGTTACGAATGGCATGAGCCACTGCACGAGTCTGATAATCTCTTGGAGTGAATTCCTTTTCCTTCAAGAATTCTTCGAGTTTATTTACAGGAACATCTTCGGTATCAAGTATTCCGTCGTGTACTGTAAGTTCGTACTCTCGCTCTTCAGCGAATCGTTGGATGTGTTGGATAAGACCAACATAGATCTGCATCGTGTTGACATTGAATAAACGAATCTTGCCATCCCAATATTTGTTGCGGACAGCAGGCATAAACTTTGCGCCTGGAACTTCAAAGGTAAAGTAATCCGAAAGTTCTCTTGCTGTTCCTCGATCGCAATCGAGTTTCAGAAAGACTTCGTTCTTTTTATAGACATCAATCCGATCCATTACATAGAGCCATTGGTGAACTTGTACCAGTCAATTGCAGACTTAATTTGGAACCCACGATTGTTAAGACTCTTAATGATTGCCTCAAGATAGTCAACCTTCTCTTGTTGCATAGCAATCTCTAAAGTGCTATCAATATACATGTCATCTGACTCGATGTAAGTGTCGACTTCGTTCTTCAGCAACTTCTTATAGAATTGATCACGACCAAGAATTTCTAGTTCGTCACGATCTAGTTCGCCAAGATAATACTCAAGCAAACCCTTGCGAATCTTCTTGTTCTTTGCTTTCATCTTGAACAGAACAATCCGTTCGCCCATAAAGAACTTCAGATATTTGTTGTGGAGTTTTGGAATCTTTATCGACTCTTCGCCAAGTTCGGTTTCGTCAATTTTGGAATCTTTGTCCCACTCAGACACGATGTCTTCAATCTTCATAATATAACTCAGTTGTAATTACACCAATTGCAATTGTACCGTATTACAGTACAGTGTTCAACTCATACTTACGATATGCGAATGTTGCGTCGCCTTGCAGATATACAAGGTCATTTTCTTCGATGTTGAAATCGAGAGAGGAAAGCTCGATTGGATAGATGTCAAGGAACTTGACTTCAATGTTTGGTCTGTACTGATTCGTCATAATCATAAGCGAAGCATCAGAGTACACATCGCCCATATCGATCGTTGATCTCTGAATTGATCTGCGCTGCTCATATCGATCGGGATAACCCAATGCAACCATCCAGTCGAAGATTTCTTGGAAGTTTCTCATGTCTTCGTCTACACGAAAACGAATATTGAATGCTCCAAAAGACAGCTTATCGCCTGGAACTGGAATCTTAATGAACGGTGTCTCAACTTCAAGAGCGGTGAGACTTACATTCGGAATAGATGCATTCGTGCAGAAGTAATTCACATGAGGCAGTCTCTTAACAGAGAACTGGAACCCAATTGGTGATAGAAAACTTTTGTTGTCAGGTACAGATGCTTGAATGCTTGCCATGTTATAATCTCAGCTTTGGATACTCTATTTAGGAATTATCATATAACCCTTATGTTGCCTTAAAATGCCTTTTGAAACTTTAGAAAGATTTCCTTGATCGAGATTATTATCTCTAGCAAACTGATGCATATTTTTAATCTTAAATGTATTTCCTTGAGGGTCAGTTACAATATATTCTTGAGAGAGTTTGTCAGCAACCTTTTGTTTTTGTGAATCTGGCTGAGATCTTCCAGTCATACTTTTTGAAATATTTGATTTATGTTCTTCTGTAAGTTTCATATCTTTCCACGGACTCATTGCTCGTTTCATTATTTCTTCTTGTCCAAGCATTCCTGATAGTGCTTGATAAGCGAGTTTGTCTTGCCACCTTCCATGCTTTTCATACAGCCTTCGATGGGCTTCTGCATGTTCTTCTACTGTAAGTTCTACAAGGTTTGATGGATCGTCTGTTCCGCCCATATGTTTCGGTATAATATGATGTTTGTGTTTCATTATACTAACTCGATGTAGTTGAAGTGAAAAAAGTGGGGATCCGAAGATCCCCACCAAGCGTCGGTCTTAGTGCCGACTTTACATCACATGAGATTCGTAACCTTAACCAATCTGTAGTAGATGTTACCAGTACCAGTACCCAGACGAGCAGGTGGCTTAGTACCAGTGTTGTCAGCCGCATAAGCGAATGGATTCGCAACCATGCCGTAGCGAGTCTTGAATCCAATCTTAGGCTGGAAGGTGTTTTCACCAACTGCACGAACCATCTGCAGAGGTACATATGGGCAGTAGAACAAACCAGCGTCAAACGCAGAAGTGCCCTTGTAACCCAGAGTGTAGTACTGATTGGTTGCGTCAGCAAAGTAAGGATCGATATAAACCTTGATGCGACCATTCAGCACACCAGCGAAGGTGTTACCAGTATCGTCAACATTCAGGTTGTTGTTCAGAGCTGGGGTGTAATCCAGAACACCTGCCATCTGAAGAGCAGAAGCTACATCAGAAGAACAGATCATGATGTTACCCTTGCCACGACGAGTTGCCTTGGCGATTTCGTTAGCATCACGCTCGATCTGGAACATCAGACCCTTGAACTTTTCAACAGACCAACGACCGTTAGAGTCGGTGTCAAGGTCGAAAGTACCAGCAGTTGTAGTGTTCTTTTGAGCACCAGCAACAGCAGAGTAGTTGATCGTACGAACAACTTCACGGTTGATTTCAGCCAGAATTTCAGCAGACAGGATGTTGCTGAGTTCAGTTTCAGCGTCCAGACCATGTACTGCCTTCAGATCCTGAGCCAGTTCCATGGTGTATTCTGCCTTCAGAGCACGAGAAACAGCAGTTACAGCAACCTTTTCGATGCTGAAAGCCATTTCATTGAAGTGCTGACCAGTTGCGCCGCCGAGTGCTTCAGCTTCAGCAGTAGTCATACCAGTGTGAACATTATAGCCACCACCAGTAGAAGATGCAGAACGGTCAGCTGGGTCAGTACCAGTCTGTGCAGCACCAGAGGTTGCGTTAGCAGCAATCTGAGATGCAGTGTTACCAGCATAAGAACCAGAGAATGACGCATCAGCTTCGTTGAAGAGAGCTTCAGTGCCAGTCTGGCTGCTGTAACGAGAACGCATAGCGAAGATCAGACCAGTAGGACCAGTCATTGGCTGAACGCCAGCGATATCGTATGCAATCAGGTTAGGCATAGAACGACGAACCAGAGAAATAAGAACTGGGTCGAAGATATCTACAGAGCCGTCGCCTGCAGTTGAAGAGGAAGCACCCATTGCGTTAGTTGGAGCAGCTTCGCCCAACAGAGTAGGTGCATGATAGCCACCAGTACCACCAGCTTGTTCACGAGCGGAACGCTCCTGGTTTTCCAGCAACTGTGCTACAGTGGAACGCTTATGGGCATCGCCAATCTTTTCCAGGTCTGGATGCTCAAGAACTGGTTGCCACTTCTTGATAAGTTCATCAGTTTGATACATTTTAGGTCTCCTTCGAGTTACTTTATCCTAATGTTTTATTATTTATACAAAATTACTTTTTTTTTTTTTTTTAAATAGCATTCATGTAAGCAGCCATTCCTGGGTCGACAGCTTTATGAGAATCTTCTTCGATCTCAACTGGCTCATCATCCAGATTGGTTTCTTCGGAAAGTGGTTCAGACTTGCTGAAATAGTTTTCCTTGATCGTTTCCAGCTTTTCAGCATAAGAATCGACATCATCGAACTCAACGCCTTCAGACAGTGAAGAGAGCTTTACAGCCTGAGATTCAGTCAGACCTTCAGAAACCAAAGAAAGAATGATTTCCTTCTTAGCTTCAACCAGCTCTGCCTTCATTTCGATGTTCTTTTCGATTTCTTCGTTGATGGATGCTTCCAGTTCAGATACCTTAGCAGCCAGTTCGTCAACGAGGTCAACCTTTTCTTCTGGGATTTCGATGTAGGATTCAGTGAACAGACCCTTCAAACCACGAATGAAGTTTTCAGCGATTTCAGCACGGATACCCTGCTCAACAGCCAGTTCATTTTCCTTCATCCATTCTTCAGCAACATATTCGAGATAAGAGTCAAGACGGTTAGTCATCTCTTCCATCATCTCTTCTCTGCCAGCTTCAACTTCAGCTTCCAGATCAACAGTTACTGATTCCAGAATTTCATTAACCTTAGATACAACTGCTGCTTCGAAGATTGTAGTTGCTTTAGTGACGAACTCTTCAGAGAGATCTTCACCGCTAAACATAGCTGCAACATCTTCAGAAACATTTACTTCACCAGCACCAATCTGGCGAATTTCACGCACAGGAGTGGCAGCGGTTTCTTCATCAGTTTCCTCAGCAACAACTTCCTTGCCTTCCAGTGCAGCCATGAGTGCTTCATGTACACGCTGGAATTCTTCATTACTCATGCCCTTTACAGCGTCAGCGATCTTATTAATTGCCTTCACCTTAGTTGGCTTGACGGAAGAACCCTGCTCAGGATTTTTGTTCTTATCCACATCCTTCGGTGCTTTACCTGGAGGAGTGTTTTCCTTAGTTGATGGCTCTGGTACTTCAGCTTCAACACCAAAAGATGCTTTAGCTTCATCCAGATCCACTTCATTTTCGAGTAGTTCTTTATCAGACATTTGGATTGCTCCTATTAAGTTATCTCATTGTAATTTATTTATAAAAATAAATTCTTTTACTTGACAAGAGTGTTAAGAAACTGCTCGAACATCGCAAACTTCTTTGCTTCTACTTCAGCAGCACTCATCTTTCTCATTTCTGTACGCATCTTATCAGCCGATTCCTGGACCCAAATGCCCTTGGAATCATCAAAGATCCATTCTGCCGACTCCATGATTCCATTAACAAATGCATTAGGTGCGGAAGGATCAGCAACGATGTCAGCAGCCGTTGCCAAATAAAAATCGTCTTGTACCTCGTTGATGCCCTGACGATTCGTCTTCAACGAACCCATGCCACGAGATGAAACGCCAAGCTGCGCACCCTCATCCATCAGCGACTTAACAATCGCACCATATGGAGTTTCGGTCATAATCTTTGCACGACCAACAAAGTTGTCGCCATTGCGGTCCAACTTAGTGATCATGTGTGAAACACGCTCAAGGTTGATTGTTGGACCAGTAGGATGACCCAACTCACCATAAGCACGATTCTTTTGTACATATTCTTTATTGTAGCGACCAACTTCTTTGTCAAGAACTTCAGTCGGATAAACACGACCGTTACGATTCTTGATCGCACCCTGCATGAAAACACCTTCGATGAAGTATGACTTCTTGCCATTTTCTTTGGCTTCGGTCAGATAGTTGATGTCTTCGATTACTTCAGTGATGAGTTTCATGTCTTACCCCTGCTTGCTTAGTTTGATACCAATGACGCCAGTACCACCAGAGAGACTGAACACAACATTTGCTTGTGCGTCACCACCTTGTTCCAACAGGAAACCAGATGATGCATAATTGTGGTGATTTGCACCAGTAAGAACAGCAACAACATTAGCACCACGCTGAACCGTCCATGCGTTTGTTGAAGATGCACTCCAAAAAATTTCACGGATGTTCATAGCAGACACTGCACCATAACCGTCAGTGTTTGCTGGGTATGTGCCACCATTTAGATTGAGATAACCAGTAGCATCAGAAACAATCTGAATTTCAGATGCAGTATTTTTAGTTGTTCTCTGCGATGCCATTATCTTCTACCTTTTGACGCTTTATTAATAACCTGCTGAACCAATTTCTTTGCTTCGGCAGATGAAATTTTGTATGCCTTTGCGACTTCTTTTTCTGCTTGTGCAGAGTTCTTAGTAGCACCCATGATCAGTTCAACACCAGCAAGGTCAATCTTCTTCGCTTCCTCTACAGGACCACGCTCAACATCAACCGTTTGCTTCTGCTTTCTCCAACCAAAACTTCCGTCTGGCTTACGCACCTTAATTCTCTTCGCATCTGCTGTGCGAATTTCTGACGCTTCTTCTAGGTGCTGCTTAAACGATTTCATTTCTTGACTTCGTTTCTTGAACCGTCAAACTGATGGTCGCCAGCAACTGGATGCTTCTTCTTATCAACCTTGTGCATGTTCTTGAAGTCTTCTTCGCCTTTTGCACGAGGCTTGTATTCGGTTGCTTCTTTGTCGTCGTCTTTCTTGCCGACCATATCATCAGCAGCACCAGTGCCGCTGCCTTCAGCAACGAAATCTCTAAAGCTCTTAATTGTCATCGTCTGTAACCTCGATAGTTTCTGGTTCAGCAGCCATTTCCATCTCATCTTCTTCAGAATCTGACATGAACGCACCTGCAACCTGATGCTTCTTAATCTCTACTGCATCATGGATTTTGTCGAGCAAAAGCGATCCAATCGCATCTCTAAAGTCAGATGGATTTTTGTCGAATGCAGCTTGTACTGCGTCTCTCATTGTATAATCGCTCATATTTAACCCCTTTTAGATCTATTTATAAAACTTTTCGCTTGGATTTCCGTGGCTCAACGAAAGTTCTCTTCATCTCCCATATCGGAGTCCATCCCCTCGCCACTTTCCATTCCTTCCATCTCTGAAGCCAATTCTCTTTCAGTTTCAATCTGCTCGTCGATCTCATCAATGTCGCCCTCCGTTTGCATCAATACATTTTTACGAACCCACTCAGCAGAGTAATACTTACCAACATATTGATCGATGTCACCAAGCAACTGCAGTCTACCTGCAAGAATTTCATTGTTCTTCAATTCAGAGAAGTGGTTGTCTTCAAGGAAGTCATAGAACAACTGATTCTTAATTACCTTCCATTCTTCTTTGGTTACAACACCTTTCAGAAGAAGCTGGCGTTCCAGCAGAATGCTAAACAATTCTGAGAAACGATTACGCAGGCGATTGATGAAACGAGTGAACTTGAGTTCGTCACGTGTAATTTCGGATGAACGACCAAGATTAAACTGCGCTTCGGTTTCCAAGCGAGAAATTGGAACATTTAATGATTCATACAATTTCTTACGGAAATATTGAACATCGTCCAGTTCGCCAAGATTCTGACCTGGAGGAAGTGTTGTAATTTCGGTGGACTTACCACCTTCACGACGAGGAAGCCAATAGTCTTCCAACATCGTCATAAACTTACGATCATCACGAACTTCACCAGTGTTTGCATCGTACACCAGTTTGTTCTTGTGCTTGACCATCATATCACGCAGATATTGTTCTGCCTTTGCTTTTGGCAGATTACCCACATCGATATAGAATACTCTGCGTTCTGGTGCACGAGCCAAGCGATAGATTACCGTGGCATCTTCCAGCATACGCAGCTGGTTCAATGGCTTAACTGCCTTCTGAAGATGAGAATACACTAGCGTGTTTCTTTCATCTTGTACACCAGAATGGCAATAGCAGATCGTGTCTGGTGCAACCTTTACACCGACATTACCAGCAATCAAACCTCTTGCGGAATACACAAAATATTCTTTGTATTCCTTTGGCACAAACTGATTGGTGGTCATTTGTGTATTCTTATTTGTACGCTTTTCTACACGAACCTTCTTAATCTTACGAGGATCAATGTAGCGCAACTCCTGAATACCAGCACGAGGATTGTTAGCATCAATCATGATGTGATAGAACAAACGACCGTCAACATACCAGTTGCGGAAAATGTCATATGCTCTATTGTTAAAATTCAGAAGTTCGAGAATGTATTCGAATTCCTCACGAATTCTTTCTCGGATTTGTTCTGGCATTTCAATCTCATCCAGAACAATAGAAACTGGAGGTTCGTGTTCGTCAGAAACGATTGCCTCATTGATGATGTCATCGATTGCTCTTTCGCATTCTGGCTGCTGTGCCATTCTGCGGTAGCGAGTGATAAGGGTTGCCTCATTCTTGACAGACCCTTCCATATCAATGGTCGTGCCGTAAGCACCACCTTCGGTTACAGCAAGTGCGCCATCCTCATTTGGTGGTGGTGCAAATGTTTGTACTGTTGGCGGAAGTTCTTCTTCCTTTGGTTTTCCGATGGTGAAACCGAATAATTGCATCTTATTTTCCTATATCAAAATATGGGGGCAGCATAGTATTTATACTGCCCCCACGAATCACATCTTCACTTATTAGGTGCCACCAGCGTTGCCAGTAGATCCACCAATAACTTCCCAATAATCGAATGAGAAGGTTACTGAGAATTCCTGCACACCTTCGTTTTCCCAACCAAGATCGATTGTAGAAACATCAGATGGGAACAGACCAACAAACTGATAAACACGAAGAACTTCGCCAGTCTTGGCGAACTGTGTTACCTGTGCGTTTGCCTTGTACAGTGTTGGAGCAGAACCACCAGCAGTTCTCAGGTTGCCCTGAGCAGAGTTGATAGCATGCGACCACTGTTCCATTGAGTTACGGATTGCCAAGTCTTCATCATTCATGATAGTGACTGTCCAGTCTGCGTAAGTGCGATTGCCTGCAACCTTAATTTGGCGACCAAAATAAGGAACAGGAATTACACCCAATGTTGATGCTGGGATCTGTGCCGCTCTACACATGAACGGAACTTGTGCATCCGCAGCACCATTGATTGGGTTCGTAATTTGCACTTCGAAGAGCGAACTACGAGCACCACCAGCTTTGAGTGCTCCAGCAAATTGATTTACATTAAAAGCCATTGTCGTTCTCCTTTTGTCCTATTTATTAGCCAAACTGACCGACTACTTCAGAGAACTCAACGCCAGTTCTAACCGCAACAAAATTCAACTGAATGAAGTTGATAGAACGAGCTGGCTTGATGTAGATGTCACCGATAAATTCATTGCGGTCAATAACTTCACCAGTGTTATTGGTGCTGTCACAGACTACACGGAAATCAGTGATACCACGGCGTCCCTGAACATCACGCAGGAACGGTTCTACCAGATTGCGGAACTGCGAGCGAGTGAACTCGTCGTTGAACTCGAACAGTGTGAACTTGGAAGCAGTACTAATTGCCTTCTCAAGTACAATGAACAGACGGCGAACATTGATGCGGTCAAACGCAGATGGTTTGGCAAGCAGCGTCTTATCGCCGAACAGTACAGTACCCTGTCCTGGGAAGGTAACAACTGGGTTGATGCCCTTCTTGTACAACTGATCACGATCTGCCTTGCTTGGATTGTAAGCCAGACGGATGTTGTTCTTGACATTACCACGGTTGAAACCAGCTGGTGAGTACCAAGGATCACGAGTCTGATCAGTTTGAACCATCAGACCAGCAGTATCACCGTTCAGAGGAACATAGCGATACAGATCGTTGTACTTGTCGTACTGATACTTCCAGCCAGAATCCATTACTGCGTAAGAAGAATTTGGCAGACTATCACGGAAGGCGATGATGTCATCTCTTTCCTTACCTTCGTATGCATTGTTGTTGACAACATCAGCACGCTCAGGTGAGATAACTGCGATACAATCCTTACGAGATTCAGCGATATTTGTAATCAAGTGAATCGCAAGAGTTGCATCTGCATTCGAACCAAGCAGGAACGATACATCTACATCTTCAGCAGACTTGAAGATATTATAGAATGGAATCTTCTGTGCGCCAGTTGGTGTCGTGCCATCCTTACCACCAGAGAAACTGTTGGTAACAGGAAGGTCATTACCTGGATAGTTTGTGCCAAGATCAGCACGAACACCAGCGTTTGTCATGCTACTGTTGTGAGCACCCCACCAGATATATGGTGAGTTTTGGTTGATTACTTCTTTGTAGTAATTACCAGCACCCTGTTCGGTACGACCATCAACAGCCTGTGACAGACCAGCATAAACTTCAAGAACAGTACCCTGAACACCAGTGAACAAACCGTCTTCGTCAACAACCGCAACATGGATTTCATCACCCTGTGAATTTACAGTGTTTGCGTAACCAGTAGTGGTTGGAGCATTGTCGAAGTTGTTGAAGTATTCCCAACGACGAGTAATGTCGGTGGCATAATTCGATACTGTGTTACCAGTATAGTCTGATGTCAATGTGATGGTGTTACCAGACAACGCAGCAATCTTGCGGCTCTCGAAATCTGGACCAAGCAGGATCAAATCACCAACAACAAATTTAGCTTCAGCGTTAGAAGTTGCGCCAGCAGCAGCACCAGCCAGTGTTACAGTCTTGCTGTTCTTGGTGGCGTAGTAACTGTCAGATACTGTGGACTGCCATGCATTTGCATTCTGACAAACAGAAACTTTCAACGAGTTACCAAGATCGCCTGGATACTTAGCAACCCAGTTGCCATGACCAGCCTTATTGGTGTAGGATTCGTTGTAGTAATCTTCGTTTGTTACATAAGTGCCAGTGCCACCAGAGGTGGAATTGTTGGCAGCTACAACTGCACGACTTACATACAACGCATTGCCATAGGCAAGGAAGTTTGCTGCCGTGAAGAAGTCAGTTGCCGTGTTTGAGTTTGGCTTGCCAAAAATGTTCACGAGACGATCTTCAGAGTCCACCAACACACGCTGGTTTACTGGACCCCATTTCAGGTGAGCAGCGATAGCACCTTCTGTGGTGCTGACCGCAGGCACGACCGTGGTAAGATCGATTTCGCTTACATTAACGCCTGGAGAAACTTGGAATGGCATTTTGTAGCTCCTTATTGGTTGAGGATTATTTTCTTATTTTATTTTATTTATAAAAACCCCTTCTTCATCTCTAGGAATGAATCCAAAACCTAATTCTTGGTATGTCATACCGATGGGGTCGAACGGCAATTTGGAGAGATATTTTGATGCTACATATGCCTGTTTTGTAACATGTTTGTCATTTTCTTTTTTGCATTATCTTTGAATTGATGCAAAAGAAACATTATCTATTTCTGCTTCTCTGCTGGTGTTAAATTTTCCTCATGGAGTTCTATAATACCCAACATATGCAGA